ACAGATGTTCAAATAATCAATAAAGATAATATCTGGTTTAAATGATTTCTTCAATGCAAGTTCATTCAACAAAGCACGAAAATGTAACGAAGAAGCTCCAGCTGTAGGATATTCTTTGATGATAAGTTTACCATGAGTTTTGGTTCTGAGGGCTTCAAACTTGCGCTCATAATCAGATTTACTCATCGTATGAAGTTCATTGAAATCAGCATTGAGTAAGTTCGCATCAATACGCTCAGCAATCTTTTCTTCGGCCATTTCTAGTGTAATATACAACACATTATGGCCTTGTGACAAACAAGAGCCCGCCATGTGACACATAAACAATGATTTACCAACACCTGTGCCTGCAAGAGCAATATTCAAAGTTTTAACTGGCAGGCCACCCTTTGTAATTTTGTTGAAAATATCCAAATCAAAGCGAATACGGGATTCTACTCTGTGATAGAAGTCATATCGGTCATCAAAGTCTTGCATATAATCGTGACCAACATTACTGTCAAATGAAACACCAAGAGCATCAGCAAGAAGTTTTGGTATTTCGCCTTTTGATTTTTTAGATTGTTTGTCATCAAGGATATTCACAGATTCCATGATGGCATTGTAGATGGCTTTATCTTGGCAAAACTTTTCTGTTTGCTCAGTAATCCAAGACAACTCTACAGTTTCATCTTTTGATTCTTTGATTTCGTTGAGAAGTTCAATCGCCGACCTCACTTGTGGTTCGGTCAGCGATTTACTTTCGGTAAGGTTGATTACAAGGGCTTCGTGTGACGGAAGATTCTTGTATTTGTTTGTGAATTCAAAAACTTCTTTGAAAATGATTCTTTCGGCATCTTCACCAAAATAATCAGAACGAATAAAAGGAATTACTTTTCTTGTGAAAGCCTCATTGTAAATTAAATTCTTCAGAATTATCTGTTCTAATCTGTTCATCTGCCTTCGCTTTATTCAATACTAATTGTTGTAAGATATCACCCATAATTGTAACAAATCCTTCGTCATTTTGCAAGAGGTCTATGTCGTATTTACCTGGATGAACGATTGTAAAACCAAATTGTAACCTAGCAAAGCCATTATCTTCAACTACCCTGGCTTTATGGTAATGATAAACTACGCCTTCATAATTGCCTTTTAAGACTTGTACACCAGTAAGGTCACTATCTTTAAACTCTATGAAAGCGTAGTCAACTCCCTCTTTAAGCACTTTCGGCTTCTTCCAATTCTGCATCTTGTCCAAGAATACTTCCAAATGAAATAGAATATCGTTGCTTAATGTATTCATTAAATTTCTTATCATTTAAAATGTCCTTCCAAAATTCTTTTGAGTTGGTATCTGTTTCACGCAGTTTAGCACCAAGTTCACCAGTTTTTTGGTCAACTTTTGCATACCAACCAGGTGATGGTTTCTGAACGAAACCTCCTTCTAAAGCAATTTCTAAAAGACCAGAGTATTTCTGAATACCGCCGTCAAATGAAACAGTAATAGGAATTTTAGATTTCTCACGCACATAACGAGATTTCTCCACATTAATGATGAAGTTATAACCAGTAAGCTCACCAGCATTTTTATCTTGTTGACGACCAAGAATCCAAATTGTATCAGCTGAGTAATAAGAACCTGTGCCACCGCCAACAATATCTTTTGGAAACATACCAATTTCTTTGTAAGTATGATTCACAACAATCATCGGAACATCTTTGATTGTTAGGTGAGGTGTAATCATACGAAACAATGACTTGATTTGTTTTGCTCGTGTCATATCTGCAACAGATTTGCCTTCTAAAGAATCTTCAATTTCTTTGCGTGATGCCAAATTACCAATTGAATCAATAACAATAATCACTTTGTCATCTTTGTCAAGGCCGTGTAACTGATTCATAATATCATGTTTCAATTCTTCAATGTCTGTGATTGGTGTATGAAGAACTCGGTCCATATTAATATTAAATGTTTCAAAGTATTTTTGTGGAGTACCAAACTCAGAATCATAAAACAATACAACTGCATCTTTATATTTTTTCTGATAAGAAGATGCCATCAAAAGAGCAAATGCTGTTTTGAAGTGTTTAGAAGGACCTGCAAGCATTGTAAGTCCCGGCGTCAGGCCACCATCTAGTTGACCAGATAATGCCACATTGACCATCGGCACATCTGTTTGTATCATATCTTTTTCATTAAAGAATTTTGATTTAGCGAGAATAGACGAATCTTTAATCGTTGTATTCTTTTTTAGTTTATCTAGCAAACTCATATTAAAAAGTGCCTCCATCCATTTTGGTAATGTTTGATTTGGGAATAATTTCGTTACTTGTTGTATCCAAATAAGGCCTAAATTTTACACTATCCTCAGGTGGTTTGTCAAGTGATTTTTCTTCTTTTCTGGTAAATCTTGGCCAATTTATTTGTTTTTGATGTGGTTTTAACTTACGGTAACTTTGTTGCGCCGCTATGAGAAGTAATACGGCAAGTGGATCAAAAACAAAAATAATTGTAATAATTACTGCTCTTACAGCTTTATCTATGAATGAGGGGTCATCTTTATCATAAAACATTTCGGCGATATATTTGATAGGACCAATCTCTGCCGCCAATTTGTTTTCTTCTGCCATCAAAGGCAGTTTTTGCTCAGATAATTTTTTTAGTTCTGCTTGTGTAGCACGAATATCTCTGTCAACTCTTGGATTAATTTTTTCAGGATCAGATGCTTGTTTGAGAAGATAATTTAATCTTTCACGAGCAATCTTCTCTTGAGCCTCAACTGTTCGTAATTGAACCGTATTAGCACCAAGAGTTACATTAGATTCTAAGTGAGCCTTTGAAAGATAACCAAAAATACCCATTGATGTAATAATCATTAGCAATACAACAGCTGTAAGAAAATAATACTTCATTAATGTTTTTGTTGTAGACCAATTATTATACACCCAAGATACTGTGACAAGTTTAGCAATCTCTAATATTGAACCCATAATTACAATTGGCCAAAATGAACCTGGAAAAATTTGTGCTAAACCAATTACAGAATAAAATGCAGCAATAGCAGATAATGCTAGTGCAGTTAAAAGCGGAAAGATTACTTGTGTCATGGATTATCCGTATGATGAGGTACATCTATTACAAATGTAATTCTTGTTTCATCACCAATATTTTCTGTGCCATGTGGTAACTTATTATTAAACCACAAAAATGTGCCAGGTTCTACAATCACAGATTCATCTCCTACACTATATCTATAACGGCCTTGGATGGAAAGATGATATCGGTCTTTCGTAAGGTAATATGTGCCTTCGTCTATGTGCTTGCCTACTATTTTACCAACAGGCAAAGACAAAAAGGCACAACGAGCAAAACGGCCGAATGTTTTCCATGCCCAGCGGAGTATTTCGGTGTGATGGCCACATGCAGGAGTTGGAATACAAAGCTCTGAATTTCTAGCATCTTCATCCGCATTTCGCACCACACCTACAACCAATTGTAAAACTTTGGCACTTACTAGATTAACAGTAGGGTCTAGCATTTCAGCATGAACCATATCTGTTTGAATACCCCAATCTTGTGGAAACAATTCTAGCTCATTTTTAATTTTACTTACATCTAAGCCAGTTTGTATGACACGAATATTATCCAAAGAAATCCTCCAATGAGTTTTGTTTCTCTGTTTTCCAACCCATGCAATCTAATACAACACGAATTGGATCTAAGAAGGCTTTATCAAACTGCATATCATAATCAATAAACTCTTGTAAATCCAATTCTTTTGGTAGTCGTTGTGGAAAACTGATGACAGTATCTTTAACTGGATTTGGCATTTTAAGATAAGCAAACTTCAATTTCTCACCTTCTTGTATCATTGGATACTTATTATCCAAACCAAGGCGCTTCAAATGAAAATTATAAAGAATGGCACCTTTGACATGAATTGGTGTGCCTTTCTTATATAATGTTGCTGAATCAGAATACTGTGCGATGCCATTACAACCTCTTGGTGATGAAATATCTTCTGGTGGCAATCTATTGAATTCATCACGGAAATTAGCAACAAACTTATGCACATCTTCTTCTGTTCCCATCATCATTAGATTCAAAACTTTTTTCATCTTCTCACGAATTACAGAAGGCGTGGATGATTTGACCATTTCTAAACCCATCACTTTGAGTTTAGGTTCTTTATATACAACACTTTCGTTGTTATACACATTGAGTGCGTAACGCTTCTTCGCAGTCCATAAACCTTTATCTGCCAAAGCTTCACGCTTCATAATCATTTTTTGGGAATGTGCGTGGACATATTCAGCAAGTTCTTGATAACTTTCGTCAATAAACGGTTGTATTTTATCTTCACAGACCTTGTCCATGAATGTGATGATTGCATTAGTGTCCGTCTTTTCTTTATACACTTTATCAACGAGTTCACCAAGACGAAGATAAATGCTGTCTGTATCTGAGGCGATAACATAATCTTTTTCTGTCTTTAATAATTTGTTCATAAAAAGATTGAGTTTCTTCTCAATCCAACGAATACTTAATTGGCCTGCTTGTGTAACTGCCAATGCCTGACGCAAATCATAGAAACGAAAATACTGTGAGCCTAGAGCACCGTAAGCGGAGTTTAGTGAAACCTTTTTCGCAAGTTGTAGATTATTATATCTAGCAATAAGATTTTCTAGCTCATGTTTCTTTTTAGGATCAGTTTCAACTTGATAATCTTGCTGAGCCTTAATCATCAAATTCTTAAACTTCTTACGATCCTCATACATTTCTTCCATCATTTTTGGAAGAAAGCCCTGTTTGCGTGTTGTAAAGTATTGACCGTTTGGTGTCAATGTAACACCTTCTA